TATCCCCAGTTTGAAGAAGGGGCCGTCAACATCATCAAAGACTCCACCCGCCCCCTGATTTATCTCATCATCCCCCAGCGCTGGAAAGACAGCCCCGCCATTACCGAAGCCCTAGCCAGCGCCAGCAAGCAGTCAAAAATCATTCAAAGCTTTGACTTTTTAGAAGCCGAAGACCGTCCCGCCCGCGCCAAAGTTGATCTTCTCTTCATTAGCGACGCCAAAGAGCGCCCCAGCTACGGCCGCCGCCGCGGCCATGACAGCTACGGCCCCAAAGAAGCCCCACCCGCCTTTCAGCGTCAGTTTGCCGAGCAGTTTGCCGACTTCATCGCCGCCTTTGAATCCACCGCCGACAACCGCCCCAAAGGCCAGCACCACAGCAGCACCGCCGACAAATTCGCCGCCCTTGTGCCAGGTGAAAGCTACCCCGCCGCCCTAGTCGCCATGTATCAGGCAGACATCGCCCACATACAGAAAAACTACACCGCCGCCGCCCTACTAGATCCCGATCTTCTACGCGAGTTCGACATCAGCCCCGCCAAAGTCTGCGCCTGCCTCCTTCACCGGCTTGATGGCCTCCGCTCCCTCTACTGGCACCAGTTATTTAACAAGCTCGCCGCCATCAATGACAAGCTCACCGCCGCCAGCCGCTCCCAGCTCCTCGGAAAACTTCACCGTCATGTAAACGTAGATTTCACCCTCACCAACATTGAAGCCGTCGTCTTATGGGTTCTTAAAAACGCCAACCAGCATTTTGATACCCAGCTCATCACCTGCTTTGAGAATCTAACCGCCAAGTGCAACGTCAAGCTCTACAAAAGCAACAACCGCGTCTTTGTAGAAAGCGGCTGGCGCTATGAGAAGACCGAACAAAATACCCATTACGCCCTTGATTACCGCATCATCACCCACCGCAGCGGCGGCATAACTGCCAGCTCATACCGTGGCACCAACGGCCTAAGTGACGAAGCCAGCACCCTCTTGCAAGACATCCGCACCGTAGCCCAAAACCTCGGATTTCACAAATGCAGCAGCGAACAACCAACCGGCAAACACTGGACCAGCGGCACCGCCAACAGCTACGACTACCAAGACCCCAAAACCGGCAGAAATCAGACCCTCTTCAGCGTCCGCGCCTATGGGAACGGAAACATGCACTTCAAATTCAGCCAGAAATTTATTCTCGCCCTCAACGTCGAACACGGCCGCTTAAAAGGCTGGATCAAAAACCCCCAGCAAGCCGCCGAAGAAATGCAGGAACCCGCCGCCGCCGCCTACTTCAAAAGCAACCTTGCACTTCCCGCCAGCTACAACCCCTTGCAGCTTGCCGCCTGAGGCCGTAAAACAAAAGAGCCCGGCGGGCTATCACCTCCGCCGGGCCATGACCCGAATCCAATCAGACCATGAGACAGCCGAAGCCACCCACCCAAAACCTAACCAAGAAAGGCGCACCGCGCAAGCGCGCACCCGGCGCAGGCCGACCCGATGCCGGGCGTAAAACCCGCCTCTCACTCGTCACAGAAGAAACCCGCGCCCAGTTTAAGGCCCTCGCCACCGCCTGGAAATGCAGCCAAGCCGATGCCATAGAGCGCACCGCCGCGCAAGCCTACAAAAAGCTCCATTAAACGCCCTGAAACCTTCAAAAAAACAGAAAAGCCGTCGGAACCCCCGACGGCTTTTTCATGTCCAGATCACTCGCCCCTTAAAACCTCACCCGTGCGGCGCCGACACCGCCGCCCCGTCCAGCATCGGGCTCTCACCCAGCCAGCTCACATAATAGCGCTCCGTTGTCGCCGTCGATTTATGCCCCAGAAAATAAGCCGCCGCCTCCAGGCCCAGCCGCTGATAGATCAAGCTTCCCGCATACATCCGCAGTTCATGATTCGCCTTCGCTTTGTCCGGAATCCACTGCCGCATCCACTCGCAGTGTGTCCGATAAATCAGATCATACCGCGCCGAGTCCCCCAGCCCATCCGTCGCCCGTCCACCCGTCCCAGGCACTGTAACCTTTACCGGAGCCGTGATCAAATAGCCCACCTTCGGCAGCAGCATCCCCTTCAGCTCCTCATCCAGCTCCAGCTTCCGCGCCCTACCGTGCTTCAGCAGTTTGTATTCACTCCCACGATTTTTAATCACCAGCCAAGCGCGCCCCGTCGTCGCCTCCACCTCGATCCATTCGCGCCGCGCCATGTAGAGCTCCATATCCCGCAGCCCCAGCCGCCGCAGCATCGCATTCACCAGCCACAGCTCCGGCTGCTCAGATCGCATCACCTCGCTTGCCGCCTGCATCTCCTCATACACACCCGCAGGCCAGGGCTGGAAGCCAAGCACCTCCACCTTCAGCTTCGGCAGCTCCCGCAGATCCGTCAGCGGCGGCAGCACCAACCCAGCAAATTTCAGGTCCAGCATCCGGCGCGTAAACAGACTGGCCACATTCCGCACCGCCGAGTTCAGCCCACCGTTTACATCCAGAGCATCCACCCAATTCACCCCACGGCCACCGCGCCCCTGCCCTAGCGAGTAAAACCGCTCCAAGTTCGCCCGGCCCAGCACCTCCGCCAGACTCACCCCCTCAGGATCATGCGCATCGATCACCGCCGCGATCCGTTTCAGGCTTGAATAATACGTCACCAGCGTCCGCGTCTCCGCCACCTTATCCCCCTCCAGGATCGCCCGACCAATATCCGCCACCGTCGCCGTCTTAGTGCGGGACCGGCTAGAAGTCACCCCCGCCGCAGCCAGACCATTCAGCGCCTCTTGCATCGCCTTCACCCGCGCCTCAGCCACCCGTTCAGCATCCACCACCACAGGGGCCAGCGTCAGCTCCCGCACCCGCTTGCCGTTGACCTTGAAATCCATCGTATAGCACGACCCCTCAAAACGTTTGTAAAACGACACCGTGACACCGCGAATTTTCCGTGTCACTCGCCCCTCCCAGAACGTCTTCGGAGCCGCCTTTGTGGCCGCCTTCTTGGCCGCCTTGGCGGGTTTAAGTGTCACGTTAGATGGGGCTGATGTCTGTGCTTTCGCGCTCATAGTGTCACCAGTGACACTCCGCGTGACAACTTGCAACCCCAAAAAACCCCCAGTATCCACCAAAGGAATCGACAAATTGCCCCTTGATGCAGGTCACTTTACCCAGTTAAAAACCCGTGGAACCCTTGTAAAATCAAGGTTTCCCCAGTGTGCCGCTGGTCGGACTCGAACCGACAAGGGATGTTATCCCAGCAGATTTTAAGCCCATTGATTTTAACACTTTTCTTTGGGACAGCTGCAAAACGTGACACTCTGCGAGACACTATTTCGATTTCATAGCTTCCACAGCGGCTCCATAAATCTCTGATCCCGTTTCTTGGTTGGGAATCCACACTTGCACCAGTGCTCCCTTACCGTTGGGGATTGGCAGCTGCTGAAGCAGCCAGGTTTTACCAGTGAAAGTATCCATGCGGATAAAGGTCGGCACTGGACCTGCTCCGTGATCTACACTGCCAGCCACCACCGTGAAGCGCGTCTTATCCCCAACCGGTTCAGGCGGTGGGCCTTCATCGGCAAGAGCGGAGACACCCAGAAGGCAAAGACAGGCGAGTAGCATTTTCATAGGCTTGTATCCTATCACCCATGTCAAGGTCGGTTATCCACCAGCGTGCCTGCCTTCCGTGCATCTAGCACGATAGCACATCCCGCTGCCACATGACCCAGGTGATGCGCGCCGCTTTCTGGATCGATGTCTTCGCCTTCAATGAGGCAGTCGATATGGCGCTTCATGGCTGCCAGATAGGTCATGATCTCCACTTGGTTCTGCCGCCAGTTCCATGGGCCGTATTTCTGAGCCCCCAGAGATAAAGCTGCCGCGACCTCCCGATTAAACACGGGCGGTAAGAGTTGCAGTTGCGGTTTCTGAGCGCCCGCCACGCCTTTGGGGTCAGCACTCATTTGCCCAGTGAAATGACTCGTTTACCGTCCACTTGCAGGCCGACGCTTGGCAGTTTGCCCACGCTGGCTTCACGTTTAGCGCGCACGATGACGGACTCAGGGATGCCTAGTTTAATAGCATCGCGTTCAAAGTCTCCGAGCTTCTGCCGCAAGGCCTCGATTTGTCCATTGGCGGCATCGACTGCGCGCTGGCTGGCACCAGGTCGGTTTAGTGAAATCTCACGGTTTGCCTGAGCGCGAATGTTTAAGTTCTCTTCTCCTAGATTACGATAGACCCCTTCGACCATCTTTGGCCAAGTCTTGGTCGTTTCCCGTAGGCCAATGATGCGTCGAAATTCCTGCTCCACGCTATACTTGGTGCCGTTACGCTCCGCCTCGCGCATGGCGTAGGTAAGCCGCTCGATCTTCTCCGCAAAGCCAGGTTCTAGGATTGTCTTGAGCGGTTCATCCAGCCTTTCGAGAGCACCGGCAGCGCCTGTTTGATAGGTCAAAGGTGCGCCAGTGCGCCGCTTATTGGCTGCCGCATTGATCAAAGGACCGAGATGGACTGAGCTGCCCACAAATTGCTCATACAGTCGATCCGCCACACGGCTAGCCGAGTCTGCCGGATTCTCCCCTTCGCGCATGGCTTGCAGCAGTTCCGTGATCGTCGTTTGTGGCAGCAGATAACTTGTGTTGAAATAGCTTACCTTCTCCGCGTCAAACTCACGGAAGGCCAGCACGGCATCTTTCTCCCATGGAGCTCCAAACCATTTTCTAAAAAGTTTGTTGCGTTCGTCGTCACCACCTGCCGCGCCCGTGGCAGCCAGCAGAGCAGCCAGACCACCGCCAGCCATGGCCGAGATGGCACCAATACCAGCCACACGTTGCAGCCCGCGCTGCATCAGGGCAGGATTACCACTGCCTAGCTCCTCGGCAGCATACAGCACATTCCATCCAAAATTTCGGAAAACCTCATACTGAAAAGCAATAAAGCTGCCCAGGATACCCAGCCTTGAGCCTTCTTTCAGCACTCCCGGCAGTGCCGCATAATTTGGAAACGTGTTTAACGTCCGCTGACTAGCCGAGGTCGCAGCCGCATCAGGAGCCATGCCAGAGGCTAGCGCCGCTTCATAGTTGGTCATCCAGCCCGTCACACGCGCCAGCGCATCCGGCTTGGTCATGAGAAAATCGGCCAGCTTCATCTGCCAGGCTTGAATCTTTGTTCCGCCCGCTACTGCACCCGCAGCAGCACCGACGGCACCACCGACCGCACGCCCAGCTACACCTAGCCCACGCCCAAGTGCCTGCCCCACAATTAGCCCTTCCAGCGCACCCGCCGCTTTGTCTGCTTTCTGATCAAGTGCCAGCCATTGCAGCAGGTGACGCGGCAGACTAGCCTCCAGGTCCGCCAGAGTCAGGCTTGTGCCCAGAACTCCGGCTTCTGTTAAGCGTGCCTGCATGTCTCGGCTGGCATCTTGCAGAGCTTCAGCGGCTGCATTCACCACTTCCGCAGACTTTGTATCTCCTGCACCTGTGATCTCACGCGCTTTCTGCACGCGGTTGATGATGTTCCAGGCGAACACATCTCCGTTTTGAATAAGTGACGTAAGGTTTCCCAGCATGTTCACCATCCAGGAGTCTGGATTCAGCGCCACACGGTTCAGTTTTGCTTTATTCCCCAGTGCTTTCAGCGTCGTCACGATGATGCCGCCTAGATCAGAGCCTTCTTTGATGATGCCGCTGGCATTCTCCAGCGCTGCCAGCATCTGCGGCGTTGTCCATAGTCCAGCCATACCACTCCACGCTTGGTCATTCTCTGGAATCTGCTCAGTATAGACTCCCCCACGATCCGCAGAGAAAAGCCCCGTGGCCAGCCCTGCATTACGCATTGCAACCTGCCCGTGATGTCGGGCGATGAACTGCGCTTGGAATCCCGCGCTCGATGTCAATAGCTTCACTGGGTTCTGTTCCTCACCCATTACCGCGCGGATTTCTGGCGCGATGTCCTTCCTGCGCATCAGGCTGCCGGTGCTCTTCTTGGCACCGCTACCTGTCAGTTCACGCTCCCACACATTTCGGTCCATCAGATCGCGCAGATCAGCCTCGATCTGTTGAGTCGTTGCCTGCGGGTTCTGTCCTTGAAGATATGCCCGCGCATCATTCAGGATTTTGGATGCATCCTTACCGTTTACCAGGGATCCAGAGGCAGCGGCACGCAGCAGCGCATCATAGTTCCAGCCAGAGGCAGGGTCAAAGGCCGCATAGCTACGGCGTAGCCACGCCCCGAGATTGCCCATAATCGTCTGTTTCATCGGTCCCGCTGGTAAAGTCTGGCCGACTGCCGCGCTCAGATTGTCCAGCAGCACACGCACCGCACGCGTCCGTTCATGCAGCACCGGTGCCACTACAGACAGCAGCGCCGCCTGTTGTGCATCACCGCCCATCATGGCTGCCACCTGCGCATTGACTGCCTCAGGAGTTAGCCCACTCTTATCCACATAGCCGTCAATGGCGGATTGTAGATCCTTGCCCAGTTGCGCGGCCCGTTGTTCCAGCGCCTTTTTCTCCTGATTGGTCCGTGTCAGCACCGGCACCAGCTCAGCAGGTAGAGGCGAGCCCGTCAGCAGCTCACGCATTCCCAGGTAGTTCACGCGGAAAGGTTCACCCTTGGCATGGAATACTTTAGTGCCTCCTTTCAAAGACGGCAGCAGATTCAGTGCCCCCGCCTGATTTACCCGCACAGGTGCATTCTTGGCAGGCGCGCCCAGTCGCACATTCTTAGCCGCATCCGTTGGCAGGGCATCCTTAGCCGCTGCCCACACCTGCGCCAAGTATTCGCGGATCGCATCACCGAAGCGTGTCACCATCTCCCCGCTCCACTGCAAAAAAGTCTTTCCCGCAGAGATAGCAGCATTAGCCAAGTCAAACAGTGCATCGACTCCAGCCGTGGACATGAAGCCAGCTTCAAGATCCTGCTGAATCACCAGATTAGTAAACCCCATCTTTCCCTGCGCCTGCTCCGCTTCACCAGCCTGTTTAGCACCAGAGAGTTCAGCCAGTGGATCAGCATCTTGCGCCTTCGCAGTCTCGCCCCGGTTCATTGGGCGCGTAGATTCCGTGCCTTGCAGCAGGCTATCTAGCCCTGGCGTTACCTGCCCATCACCTTGTCCGCTGCTGCTTTCAGCAGCCGCTGCCTGGGTGTCAGTTCCTCCGGCCATTTGACGGCGGAGGATTGTTTTACCGGTGACGTTGCTGCGGGTATCCCCGAAGATGTCTGCGCTGCTGTTGGCTTGGGTGCGTTGGGCTTGTTCATTGCTTGCTTCCTCTAAGTAGTTCTCAAACAGTTCGCGCAGTTTGGTAGGCGTGCGAACGGTTTCAATCATGACTTCTAAAATAGCGCCTGCTTCCGGTGTTAATTCATCACGAATCAGTTCCTGCGCACGGTTTTCTGCCCATGCGTTGAGATTCTTAAACACCTTTTGAGAAACCGCGCGTGCTCCTTCGCTGAAAGATCGCAGTGCCGAGAAAACCACATCCCCCAGCCCAAGATCAGCATCCAGCGCCGCCAATCGTGGCGCGGCTTTTGATACTTCAGCCACCGTGCGGCGGCCCGTATCCGTTTCCAGTAGGGCGCTGAGTTCCGCCACATCCACACCGTTATCCTGGGCCAGTTTTGCTAGAGAAGCTAACTGCACCCGGCGCGTGGCCTCTACCACATCCGGCTTGCCGCCCGTCGTCGCACTGACGCCGCGTTGTGCCGATTTTAATTGCGTCGCCACCTGTTGCAGACTGCTTGAGGTTAGACTGCCCGCCTCAGTGAACTCGATGCCTGACATATCCCCCAAAACTTCCGCATCCAGCAGAGCAGATTCAGCCACCGTTTCTTGCAGCGTGGCATATTTAGGATTGCTCTCCCTGACAAATGCGCGGCGATCACCCCTGACATACCTTTGCACCCGCCGAATCATCACCGGCTGCTTCATCTGTGCCACTTCGGGGCGGCCCATCGCTTCAGCTTGTTGCACGATGTTCGCACGGTAATCAGCAATCCCAGCCCCTCCTCCATCATAACCTTGGATCAGACCTTCAGCGCGGCCATTGCCTGCTAAGATCACATCATCCACCACAGGTGCCCCCACACTGCTTACTGGGCTGTCTCCGAGTAGCAGTGCATCCGGCGAGGCAGCTATCGCCGCCACCTGCTCCGAGCTGCCTTGATTGATCGCGCGACCGCGAGTTTGATCCGATCCCACTTCACGCAAAAGTAGCGGTGCTAAATCAGCCGCCTCTACAAAATCAGTCACCGCTTCGACACGCGCACCGTTTGGTTTGCCCGTAGAAATAATCCGTGTTGGATTGCTAGGTGACGCAGAGGATACAGAGGATGCAGAAACCGGTGGCACCTCAGGCACCGCTAAGGGGTCAGACATCGCTTGTCCTACCCCCTGCGTAGTATCTGGCACATTTGTCAAGATAGGCTGCAAAGGTGCGCGAGGTTGAACCGTCAAGGAATCGTTGACAGTTGCTGCGGTATCCACAGCAGGTGGCTGCACCGGCTCTGGCACAAAGGTGCCTGCGGCGATGTCTCCGAGCGGGCTCACAGCTTGGCCACTATTAGCAGGCATCGCAGGTGCTGGTTGCTGTTGTTGTGGAGTCTCCAGCGTTGGCGATAGCCTACCCAGACCTGCGCCCAGTGCGCCCATGCCGCTTTCTAGAACCGTGCTACCAATGGCACCCATAGCGGCGGCTTCACCGACCTGCGCCGCCGTAGCACGCGGATCACTCAGCAGTTCAGTGCCACCTTCCTGTAAAGCTTCTTTACCACCACCAACAAGCCCACGGCCCACAGCCGCCGCAATGCCACCCTTACGCGCTGCCTCTAGGGCCTTTGCCCCACGCAGAAACGGCAGCAATGAAGTAGCCAGGTCGATAGGGCTGCCCTGCATATCTTGGGAGCGGCCCGTCATTTCCTTCATCAGACCGTCAGGCATGGATTGAATCACGGCTGCCGATTCACGGCCTGCCGTCCAATTACGCAGACGTGCTTCATACTGTGCATCTGTCTCTGTCACAAGACTGGTAAAAGCCGCCCAGCTTGCCGGATCTTTTGTTGCCGCATAGTCAGCCAGCAACTCACGCGGTCCAGGTTTTCCAGGAATATCGCCACCAGCACGGCCAGGGTTCCGGTCCGTCTGCTGCCAGGCGCGCAGTTTATCTGGCGTCACTTTTCCGTAATCTGCTTTGACTGCTTGCCGTCCATAACCAGACACTAGCCCATCCACGATGGGTTTGACGCTAGCCGGAATATCGGTGTTGTCATATTCACCTGCCAGCCAGCCATCAAACTCCGCAGGCATCGCCCCCGCATCCAGATCACCGCGCAGAGCATTCAGGATCTCATCACGCTTTCCCTGCTCACTCACACCCGGCATGGCCTGCTTGATGCGTTGGCCTGTCGCGTCCACCAGTGTTTTGACGCCTTGTTGTAGTCGTGTGCCAGAGCCTGTGTCGGTTAATCCCACGGCATCACCAGCCGCAAAAGCTACCGCTCCACCCATCGCAGGTCCAGACTTCACCACTTCACTGACAGCCGTGCCAACAAAGTCGGCAGCCGTTCGTGTCCAGCTTCGATCATCCACTTGCTCCCAGAGCTTACCGATGACCGCCGAATGAAAATCCGGCTCGATCCCGCTGCGGGTCTTTACCGCCACATCACGCACAAATTTGCCGCGCTTTTCCGGCTGCTGCCAGTCTGGTGCCTGCGTGATTGCGCCTACTTCATCTAACACATCTTGTTCGGTAAAAGGCATAGTGGTTTAGCGTTGATTGAGAAGATCCATAAAACGGGATTTCTTAGCAGGTGCTGCCGCAGAGCCAGCTGCTGCCGGAGCCTGTGCAGTCCCACGCCCCGGCACTTGGCCAGCTTCATAGAACACACCTGTGTAAGGGTCAAACACTCGGTCAGGAGTCGGGGTCCCGCCCTGAATCATCGAAGGCGCGCCAGGAATTGGCGTTAATCTCATCGGTTTTGGAGCTGGTGGAGGCCCATATCGCACACCATTTATTTCAGCGCCTGTTGGCACAAGTCCGGCGGGTAATGGAGTATCAGGTTTGCGTTCAGGCATAAACCCACCTGCCATAGCCATCGTGCCATCGGCTTTCTTTACCATTGGCACAAAGCCACCGCCAGGCACCTGCATCGCCTCGGCACCGACCACACTGCCCGCCGCGCGTTCTGCGGATGCGGCTGTCTGCCTGCGTTGGAACTCCTGCGCGTTTTCATTCGCTCGTTGTTCACCTTGCATGGCAAGGATTTGCTTCTGCTGATCGAAGCCCGTTGCATCCCGCTGCTGCATCCCTGCCTGCTGCTGCTGGAACATCGTCATCTGCTGCTGCTGCTGCTGGCCAAAGCGCTGCGCATCACCGGCTTCACGCATCTGGGCCATGCTCATCTGAGCCGCGTTTTGCGAGTTTTGCTGTTCCATACTGGCCAGCTGCCCGATCGCGCGCGGATCCCTGCGGCGTGCCTGCCGTTCTAGCAGACGCATACCCAAAGGTGCGCGCTTCTGGCCTACGGCGTAGCTGTTTGGATTATTGGTTCCCACACCCTGCTGGCTGTAACCCATCGGCCCACCGCGTGCGGACAAAGACCGTGAATCCATACCACCCAGAGGATTCACGGGCGCTTGTGCCTGGGCAGGTGCTGCTGTCATCATTGGCGCAGCGGCCTGCTGTGGCTGTGCTGCTGGCATCATGGGTTGCGCCGGTGCTGCTGCCGGTGCTGCTGCTGGCGGCGCATTATAGCGCTGCACCCCGTTAATCATTTGTGGTTGCTGCGGTCCAGCCATCTCACGCATGGCGCGGGCTCGTTGCTCCACGCCTTGAGACATATCCACCCCGCTGGTCATCATGGGTGAAGGGGGTCCAGCAACGGTGGCGCGCTGGTTCTGAGCCGCACTAACAGCAGCCTGCATCCGATTATAATTAGGAGTGTATGGAGTATATGTTGCCATAATAGTTATTAGGTTTTTGTTAGACTAACCAATCTTACAATATTTGTTTTGTAATCGTTTGGATCACGATAAAATTGAACCGTGACAGGATCCCTTTTCAGGTCCAAAACCACCGTCCTCACCGGGTCTTGACGGTAGAAATCTTCATCTGTGCCTCCCAATTGACCTGAGACGTATTGCACCAGCGTCACCCGCACGGGAAAATAGTAGCGGAAAACACGCGATGTTTTACCCACCAATGTTTGACCCAAAAATTGCAGCGTCAGTTTTAATTCTGCCTGATTCGTAGCAAAAGTGGGAGATATGTAGTCTAAATTGGTGATCTGATCTCCAATGAAAGCGGGAAGTCTTGTTTCTTCCGCACTGGCAAGGTCCCCATAGTTATTGCCAGTCCAAGTAAAGAGAGAATAAGTTGCAAAGTTTCGGCTTGCCGTCTCAGGAATCACATCTTGCCTGCGCACAGTCACCCGACCTTTATCGATGCTCACTCCGCCACCGGCGCTCACGCGGGAGCGCTGGGCAGTCTCCGTGATCTCGGCCCGCGTTTCCATCTCCCATTGCTGGTATTCAGCCCAGGTCATAGAGTGGCCTCCTGTTGATGGATGTGAGCACCACTTACCACGGTGCCACCATTGCCGGTCAGTGGCTGTATCTCTGCGGAGATCCACTGCTGCGTCATCAGCAAACAGTGGGCTGTCTGCTGCTCTTCGGTCATCGCTTCCCATGCCTGCTGAGTCATACGCGTGAGATCACGGCCCCTCCACGCCCTGCTTGGTGAATCTTCACACCCGGCCCCACACTCACACGCGCGCATCGGGCTGCCTCACGGATGAGCATCCGTGTCAGCGTCTTTACGCGGGTGAAATGGTCAGTGGTCATGTCAGTGTGGTGAAGGAGCGGTCAATGCCTAACCGAGTGCTCAGACTGTTCGTGATTACTGCTCTGAAAATGTAGAGAGTATTAGCCGTCAATGTGCCTAGGTCTGCGGTCCGTGTGACACTGGTAAAGCCTGCTGCTGCTGCTACAGACACAGAAGTCCAGGCCGTATCGATTGACCGCCGGTATTCAAAGCTCAATGCAGCCGTGTCATCATTGGCTGTAAAGGCTGCATTCAGCCTTGCGGTTGCATTGGTAATGAGCGTGGCCGCTTGGGTTGTCACGGCTGGATTCGTCACCCCATTACCGCGTAGTTGCAGCGTCATCCGGCCCTTAGCCCCCGGCACATTGCTAGTCACCGTCAGCGTCCCATTGCGCAGGCCGGTCAGAGTCGGGGTAAAGCGCAGGACAAGCTGCGTCTCTTGCAGTGGTGCCAGCCGTGTCGGGTCCGCCTGTCCAGGCAAACCCAGAGACACCAGAGAAAAGTCAGACGCAGACACCGACGCCACCAGGGAAGTCAGTTCCGCATTACCCGTGTTGCGCAGTGTCAGCGTCACCTCACTCGTCTGCCCCACTTGTCTGCCCGCAAAAGTCACCACCGCCCCTTCAGCCTGCACCACATTGCTGCGCTCGATGATTAAATCAGGCACAGTCAGATTAGTGTAATTTTGTTCAGCCGTGATCAAGGCAGATCCCGTGTAAGCCTGCACCCTCACGCGGCCATTGCGTGGCAGGCTCAGGCCCGTCCGCTCCCAGCCGCCGGTCATGCGTGTGCAGAGACCCAGATGCTGATAAGTGCTCCCGCCATCCTCACTCAGATCCAGCCGCACCCAAGAGACTTCTGGCAGAGATCCACCGCGCAGCCAAGTGACTCGGCTAGCGCTATTGACTGAAAGCAGGGACGTTGGCGCATTATTGATCAATCGACGGATCGCCCCAGTCGTTGCATAATACACTCGGCCACTGTCATCTTGCGTCATGGCTGGGTAGTAACCAGCAGGTCCATTCCATGTGGGATCATCCGCACTTGAAGGTAATAACCGGCACAGACTGATCGCCCCGCTCACACCAGCAGAAAGGATCATACTGCCATCTGCCTGCATCTGTGCGCTGGTGGCACTCGGTAGAGTTGTCCATGTGCGGTCTGCGAAGGTGGTATCCACAGCTCCTGAAGGCAGGAGCTTCTTAATTTTCATCTCAGAACCAGTTGCATAAAAAGCCATCACACCGCCATCAGCGCAGGTTTCTAAGCCACGAAGCGAGGTTGGATTTGGAAATTCTGCGTTAAACGTAGGATCGATCGCCCCATTTGGCAGACACCTCACAACGATCGTCCCAGAGGTTCTGAATAAACCTAAATAATACGCCCCATTTGGCAGCACCGCGATGTGCGACATACTGCCTAAGCTGTTGTATGGATTCGCCCAGTTTGGATCAATCACACCTGCCGGAGTAATGCGGCGTAAACCAGAAGGCCCAGTGCTCACTAGAATAGACCCATCTGGCAGCAATGCCGCCGCATAAAACAGACCTGCTGGCCAAGTAATCTTAAAAGTAGAATCTTGAACACCTGCCACAGATCGGTAGGTTAGCGGGACTGTCTGCAAAGTATTGTTTGGGCTCTGGCAAAAGAGCACAATACCTCCTCGTAGATCAGGCACTGCAAAAAGAATATTCTGAGTGACCAGCGCCCCAGACTCTGGAAGTGCTGCTGCTGTCACAAGATTGATCCTTCCCCATCGGCGGCTTGCCTGCGCATTGATCGCAGTCACATTGCCACCAGCAATGAGTTCAGTCGTGGATGGAATAGCCAGCACATTGACCGTGCCTGTGACCGTCGGCTGCCAAGTGCTATCCACCCCACCAGGCCCAAGTGTTCCGGTGCCGCTTAGGTTTATCACAAAGCTGCCCTCGTTACTGTCATTGTTAGTGATCGTCAGCACCGCAGGCTGAGAGCCCAGAGTCGTCGGCAGAAAGCGCACCGTGCAGACGGAGCTTGTGCTTGGTGCAATAGAAAGCAGCGGATCCACCTTCGTATAGCGTGCTGCTGCTGTGCCCGTGATTGCCAGCGAGCTAATCGTCAGAGTCGTCAGACCTGCGTTGCGGATCGTCACCTGCCGCTCATTCGTCACCCCAGTCTGCACATCGCCAAACGCCAGCGTGCTACCACTGGCCGTATCCACACCACCGATCTCAACCACGATTTCAGGGGAGAAATCAAATGTCCGCAATGCCTGTTGCATGCCACTGCTATGCCCATCATTGGGCAGAGCCAGAGCCCGCACCGTGCCCGTGCCGCTCAGAGGCGTCGTTGGCACCAGTTGCCATCCGCCAGAGGTCAGACTTGTCACCCCGGCCAGTGCGCCGTAGCCACTGCCTGTGTCCACCTGCCACAGAACGCGCAGCGTCTCAGCCAGAGCACCCGCACGCTGCCAAGTAATCAGGGAGGCATCCACCACCGTTAAAGTCGAAAGCGCCTCGTTATTCTGGACGCGCGCAGCATAATTCCGTCCCGTGCCTGCTACCGTCGTGAAATCACCACCCATGAGCACCAGCCCATTGTCCTGCTGAAAAATGGCGCGCACTGCGCCACCTGCCTGCGGATCCCACGCAGCTTCCAGTCGCATATCAGGCAGCAGCCGCGCCACCCGCAGGCGCGCTTCACCGGCCAGAGTCGTGAACGCACCGCCGACATGCACCCGGCTGTTTGCCTGCACGGCCAGCACATGCACCTCACCGTTGGCATCCAGCACATCCGCAGTCGGCACACCCGCAGAGTTCAGCACAATGAGATTCCCGCGTGAAAGCACCGGGCTCCCTGGTGAAATGCTTGGGAACGTGCCAGTCACCGTGCTCATCGTCGTGAAGCTGCCACCTGCCACCACCCGGCCATCTGCCAGCACCGCCACAGCATTCACCGCCCCATTGAAATAGACCTGTCCAATGAATGACGTATCCACATCTCCATTGACCAGCAGCCGCGCCACAAAGCCCCAGCCCAGCGTTGCAAAATAGTAGCCAGAAATCACCACCCGCTCAGTCGCATCCAGCACCAGGCTCCGCACATCTGCTACCGCTGGGATCGAGATGCCCAGCGCCACACTTGGATTCGCCGCATTGATCGTCGCATCCGCATTGATCAGGGCGATGCGCTTACGCGTCACACCCCCCACCGTGCTGAACGGTCCACCGATCCATACCGCCCCATCACCCTTGCGCGCCAGGCACAGGATAGATCCATCACAGCCACCTGTAGGATACCAGCTATTGAGCGTGCCATCCGCATTCAGTAGCGCGATCCGGTTACGCGCAGTCGCCCCGATCAGCGTGAAGTCACCGGCGATCAGAATCTTACCATCAGCCCGTGTCACCATCGCCCTCACCACCCCATTCGCATTCGGGTTAAACGTCGCCTCCAGCGCCCCTGGGGCCGTTGGGCTTTGGCTCACCCCCGTCAGCGTGATCAGCGTCGGGTTTTCATCCCCATCATTGCTGCCGATCGTCAGCACCACCGTGCGCGTGCCAAACGCATCCTCGCGTTCCACCGGATCAAACTGGATCGTGAAATCAGCAGCGCCACCTGCTGCGATCTCAGTCACCGTCAGCGGCGTCGTAAACGTAAAGTCCGCATTATCCGCACCTGCTAGGCTAGCGCTCACATTACGCAGCGGTGCATTGCCCGTGTTACGCAGCCGGAACGTCTTGCTCACCGTGCCCGTCGTCACCGTGCCAAAGCTCACCGTGCCATTGTTTGCCAGGCCAGTCCCTGCTGGCTGTTCCAGCGTGATCTCAGGCGCAGCGCCCGTGCCTGTCAGCACCAGCGTATGCGGAGAATCTGGCGCATCTGAAGTCACCGTCAGCGTAGCAGACAGGTCACCCAGAGCCGTCGGGCTAAACCGCAGCTCCAGAGCCTGCGTCAGTCCAGGATTCAGCGCAGCAGGCGGCAGATCATGGCCAAAGACCAGCTCACCTGCCCCGCTCAGCCGCGCCTCGATCTCGCTCACCGTCACCAGGCCAATGCTAGCCAGAGACACCGTGATGCGGCCCGTCTCTCCCACTTCCACCGGGCCAAACGCCACCGTGCTACCACTCGCCACCGCATTGCCTGCCCGCTGCCAGGTCAGCTCAGGGCTGGCACGTCCAGTCACCACCAGCGTATTGCTCACCGTCACCGCCCCACTTGGCGCAGGCGCAGTCCGCGTCAGCCGCACATAATACACCGCACCGCGCACCATGCCCGTGATCGTCGTCCAGCTATCCACTGGAGAGTTCGTCGCAGGCGTCACCACCTTATTACGGAACCCCGTCAGAAAGCCACGGCTAAAATCGCCACTTGTCGCCACATCGATGCGCACCACATGCAGCGCGCCCGCCTCCGTCTGCGGCGTCCAGCGCACCTCCACACTCGTCGGCAGTGCAGCACTGCGTTGGAGCAGGTCAATCCCTGACGAGCGCCCGATCGCCGGTGAATCCACAAACAAGCATTCCGTGATCCACACCCCATCCTCCATCCGCACATCCACATTCGCCAATCGGCTCTCAGGCCAATTCGTAAACTGAGTCGCCGGGAAAAACTCCTTCCAGCCGTTATCATAAAACTCGTAACCTTGGCGCAGACAATCCTCACAGTTCACCGTCAGTGACGTGCCTTGGAATCGGATGCCAGAAGTCAGCATCGGCGTCGGTCTTGGAATCTCAGGACTGACGTTGCTAGGGCTGGAAGCCGTCCAGAGTGGATCCCCACCAAAGATGGGTTCCTTCGTCGTCACCGTCTCCACGATCGTGATCGTGCATTCGTCATTGTAATCCTCGCACTTAAACTTACGCGCCACATTGTAGCCCGTGATCTCACTGAAAATATCTCGCGGATCCGAATACACCGGCATCACCGCAATGTAGTCCAGCACCTTCGGCCAGTAGTGCGGCTTCACCCCACGCTGCACGCGCACCGCCTTCCCATTCGCCAAATTCCCTGCCAGGCCAGCCGCCTTCCGCGTCGTCAGCCAGCCGCAGTGTTCATTGATGCTCTCATACGTCGCCACATTCCCATCGACATCGATCTCATGGCCCACCGTATTAGCTGCCACCACCTCACGCGTCACCGTATTGCGGCGGCCCGTCGTCCGGTCGATCTCCTCACTGCGCAGCGGATGCTCCGTATCCCAGTATTCATGAGTCACCTGCACAAACAGACCATCCAGCTCATCATTGAACCGTTGCATCCGTTCCCCCACAAAGCGCCAGGTATAAGCACCACCCCACGTCGGCATCTGTCCAGACGGGATCACCTCCACACTCACCCGGCCATCCGTCAGATACTCAGCACGCGGCACCACCCAAGTGTAGCGCAGCACAGCCAGCGCATCCCCCGTTGTCGAAGCATGTTCCAGATTGTATTCCCACTGGTGCTCACGGTCCGCGCAGTAATAAGCCGCCTGTGACCCCTCCTGAGCAGGTTGCAGCGCCACCAGTCGAAAGCCCGGATAACGGCTCACCAGCGGATGCGCCGTGCCCAGCACCAGCTTTGCCGCCATCTCATCCTTCACCTCCTCCCGCAGAATAAAATCCTTCGCGGGCGACACATAGCGTGTCGTCCATCGTGTTGAGTCTTGAGGTAAAAGTTGCATTAGAGTCTTGGGTCAAGGGGTCTTGGTGGCAGATCCGCAGGCAGCGGCTGCGCGTAGCGGAACAGATCCTGAAACTCAGACCACTTCCGCTGCATATCTCGCGCGTGTGACTGGCGGCCTCCAGACCACACCGCCTCCACCACCTGCCAATCATCCGCATCAGGCGTCAGGTAGATCACCATATCCACCACCGTCGTCTGTCTCAGAAAACGCACATAGCCCCGCTTCGCAGGGTCCGTCCCAAATTCAGAGAAGCCCATCAGGTCCAGCAGTTGTGTCGCAGCAGCAGTCATAGAGTTGCTTGGAAATGCATTGCATCACGGCCCCAGAAAGCACCGGCAGCCAGCCAGCCCTCCTTCGCAAAAATCTCCATCACCTCCAGCGGCATCGTCGCCACCGTCGGCCAGGGCGTCAGATTGCCATTGCTCCCCGCCATGAAGTCAATGGCCGCCCCACGCGCATGCAGTGAGGGCGAGTTACCACCGCGCATCTTGCGGTTGTTATAGCAGCCGTCAAAATGCTGTAGCACATACGCATAAGGGCTGGCACGCAGCGCCGCAAAGATCCGCTTCAGCGACGGAGCCACCAGCCGGTGACACGTCATGCGGCTCACACGCGCCCCCTCGTATTCCATCAGATACTCAGAAACATTCATCGTCAGCATCTGGGTTTCATCAGCAGCCTCACCGTAAAACTTTGTCAGAGCCCGTTGATCAGTCGTAGGCCAGCCAGGATAAATGGGCATCATCGCCCGCAGATACACCTGCACCGCAGCGATGCTCTTCGGTCCCCAGAATCCATCGGCCACCACACCGATCTTTCGTTGAATGCCTATGATGTCTTTCTTCGTCATGATCTTGAGAACTGTGAAACGTGAATGGTAACAGGGGCAGGATTCAAACCTGCGATCTCTGAGTTATGAGCCCAGTGACTTAATCAACTTGTCCACCCTGTTGAAATAATGGAGCCGACTCTCCGGCAGTCACCGCCTCTTGAGGCCCAGCGGTTGGGTTCCTATGCCGACACATGAGCGGCACCTCAAAATTCTTATTTACTTGGCAGCACAGACGGCTCCTTGAGAGGAATCACCGCATTGCCAAGAAGTCGCACATCATCCGCATCCTTCGGCGCGATGTAGCCCCTGGACTCCAGAATCGCCAAGCCCACATCTGCCAGCGCACGCGTTCGGTCAGGGGTCATCGTTTCACAGGAGCACAGGCAGAAAAAGCACAGCATCAGCAGCGGCAGCTTCGTGCCACCATTGCCCGACTTTGGATCCGGCATCAGCGCACCGATCCCAGCGATCAGCACCGGGATCAGCCACTGTTTCCAATCGCTGATGTCACCGCCCGCAGACGTGAATGTTTGCACCGCCACCAGAGCCGCAAACACAGCTCCCAGAATCGTCGTCTTCCAGTTTGTAATCGGTTTCATAGTGTCAGTTCTCCAGTTTCGTTGCTTTGTTCTTGGCAGCATCCGCCACCTTGGTTGGGACCGTCCCAGGTCGTGAGGTAATCCCAGAAAGTCTGCCCTTAATCACCGCGATCTCTTCCGCCTGCGTCGTGATATGCGCCTCATGAATGTCTAGGCGTTCATCATGAGACTTCAGTTGCGCCATCACCGTCCCCTTGAGCTCGCCCAGAGTCAGCAGATTAGAGCCGATCGTCAGCAGCGCCGTAATGACACCTAGGACCAGTAAAATGCGTGATTCAATGCGAGTGCTCATGCGTGAAAAGGAGCTAACAAAAATTGATACCACTTCGGACGGCTAAGTTGTAAACGTAACCTAGTCACCAGCCACGCCCTGCTCACACCGTGATCATCCATCGTCAGCCTCACCCCAGGGCGTTGCAGACCCGCAAACAGTTTTTCCACCGCCGCGTCCGCTGCCTTCCAGTTCATCCCACGCTCCAGCGCCACCCCCACCAGATAGTTCCGGTGCTGATTCATCAGGTCGCGCAGATTGGAAGTCATCGTGCTAGGCATCTAATCATTCGGTGATGGATTGTGGATTTGGCTCACAAACAGATGAGTCGTCTGGGATAAGTTCTAAGACCTTGGCCTTCACCACTTCAGCAGTGGATTCGATGACCAGCTTATTGCCAGTCTGAGCAGCAGCCGCAAAGGACTCGCAGAGCTTTAGGATTTCGATGCGTAGTTCGGATGGGTTCATGGTAATTGAGCTTCGATTTGTGCGATGAGCGCTTGGCGTTCTTCGTATGGCAAAGCAGATGCAGCAGTTCCGATACGAGCAACTTCAGAGTTAAAGCGTGCTTGAACTTCAGCGCCGATGGCACCATTTAATATGGCAGCAAGGTATTCAGGTTCGGTTAATACTGTAGGCGCAGACTCGTTGTAGCGAGCAAGCATTCCGTCGAGTGCGTTTTGATATTCAGTGTCGAGTGTGAGTGGGATGTTCATGAAGATTAAGGATTGATAATTAGATAACTGACAGTTGAGGTATCGAGCGCAGCGGTTGCGTTTGCTGTTTTGCTTGTGATCGTAAAGCTGGTTCCTGCGCTGCGTGTAATACTGTAACTGTCGCCAATCGTTCCACCGTCAGTCTGGCGATTCACAAAGATTCGTGAACCTGCTACAATATCAGTATCAGAAACGGTAACTGTTCCAGATGATAAAGTTGCGGTGCCATGCTTCAACTTTGCAACAGCAGTTCCGCCGCCAATGGTGGCAGAGCCTTGAACTGCTAAATTGTTAGCACCCGGGTCAGTTGGAGTAGCTCCAACAAATAAGCCACCACTGCCAAAAAACCGCATTCGCTCAACGCGATTAGTTCTGAATGAAATAGGCATTGCGGTGTTGCCAGTTTGCAAGACAAGACCAGCACCAGACCAACTCTCTAGGATTGTAAACCCTGCCGATGTGGCTGGTAACCCTTGAAAGAAAATATCATTAGTTCCGGAAATTGACACCTCAGCAGCTCTAAAAACTCCGTTAGAAGGGAATGAGAAATCTGAGTGAGGAAATGATTGTGTACCGCTAACGGTCAATCTAACTGTTCTCGCTGCGGTAGTTTGCTGAATATCACTGGTTACAACAATTTTGCCGTTAGGATTACCGCTACTACCCGTGCCACCGCTAAGGATCAGGTTGGCACCAGCTCCTGAAGTGACATCGTGTGCTTTGATTGTCTGCTCGACGGCAGACGCTGCGTTTTCACCTAGCTGGAGAGTGTTGGCGGCGGCACTAACTAAAATTATGGACGAAGCTCCGGTAGCTTGACTAATGTGTATTTTACCGGGTGCGATGTAACAATACCCTGCACCGGGGTTTGCCGCATTTGTAAAACTCCAATTTGGCCCGACAAATTTTGGAAAAGCAGCGCCACTTGTTAAAACAAGACTAGTTCCGCTTCCGGTTGTTATAGCTCCATCTTTGGAAACTCTAAATATTGACCCACTGCCTACCGTGCCAAGGTCAATTAAATTGCTGCTTGCACCGCTATTTGTATTGGTAGCACGTCCATAAATCAAAGTTGGATTCCCATTTGTGTTCCAAGTCGTTGAAACGTCAATCGTGTGCGTTGCCTGTGAACCTATAAGCGAAAGCCCAGTAAAGATTGAGTTAGGCAGAGTTAAAGCACCCGTCAGCGTTCCGCCTGTGAGTGGGAGAACTCCGAGATTGGTTCTTGCCGCTGCATTAGTTGCCGAACCCATGAAGGTATCAATGTCGGCTGATGTTGTTAGGTTAGGCATAGTAGTTAAGGTCGGGTAAAGTAGCTAGTGCCGTCAGGCCGCAGGTAATAACTGGTTCCGTCAGGCCGCAGGTAATCAAACAATCCGGGCGTAGGATCACCATCTGACGCACCGCCGGGGCCTGTCCCGAAACCAAATAGTCTTGGGGCCAGCAGGTTGATAATTTTAGAGGCGGCGTAAAGCATAGCGGTTTAACCAATAGCGCGTTTCCAAGCCATGAATCGTGGGCTGCCACTCATGGCCGCCACACTTACCGGACCGATGTAATCCGTGATATAAGTAAACCCGCCCTTACCATCATCCGCAGCGGTGCCCGCTTGCAGGATCATGCTCAGGCTCGTCGTGCTGGCAGACTCACCCAGCTTCACAGCCAGAGCCGCATCATCCAGATTCTGGATAAAGCCCACCTCTCCCTGGGCAAGGGTAAAGACCGTGCTGTCTGTCGTGCCGACGGTAAAGTTATTCGGTGCGTTGCTAGATTGAGTCGGAAACGTATTCATAAGATTATCGGGGTTGCCACAAATGCGTGGCGGTTCGGAAATGTTCGTCTTGAGCGATCCGCTCCAAATTGATCAGCGCATCCTTGCGTCGTGTTGCGCCGGTGGCCGTATTGCCTTTATTCAGTTCCCAGCAGCCCGTGCCATACTCGATGACGAACTCATGCAGCACCGCTAAGCACGGCACCACACTCCATCTACCAGCGGCTAAATCCGTCGCAAAAGTCCCGCTCGTATGGGCCAGCAGGCATTGATACACCTGGCCGTCCGTAAAGCGGCGTAGATTCCCCACCGCATACACCGTTGCAGTCACCCACGCCGTATAAGTAAACCGAGGACCAGCAGGCAGGCTCAGAATGTAAACACTGTCCTCATCCGTCAGCAGAGTCAGGCCAGAAGCCGCCGTCACATACCGCACCGGGCGCGCTTCATTCCCAGGATCACGCGGATCCTTCGTCCACACCTCATACTTCCGTGCTTCACTGATCTGTGCCGTCGTCACCAGCCGGTTCACCGGCACCACCGTCGCACCAGTCCAGGCATCTTCCCAGGACCGTTCATTGTAGCCCTTCGCATAAGCGCGGTGAAAGCAACTCAGCAGCTCCAGTTGCACCGCCGGATTACTGTTAATGTCTGAAGGCGTGAACTGGCCACAGGCCATACCCAGCTCCTCAAACACCGTCAAAAAATTAGAAGAAGGACGGCTCATGCAGAAATGATGACCTCCTTCTCGCGTTGTTGCTTACCTTCAGCCGCCGCCTCTTCCAGGCTTGGATTCCAGCCGCTCATGATCTTACCGCTCACATTCTTGCGCGCACACTCAGGGTTCGTCTTCAGAAAGTAGCGCATGTAATCGCTATCATTCATCAGCTCACCACCCACACAGCCGCGCTCATGCACACTGCTTCGGTTTAGTTCCCAGTAGGAATACTTCGCCATCTGCCAAGACACCTCAGCATCACCCATCTCCTCGCATATCTTATTCGGACCTCTGCGCTCCGCATCCTTGGCCAGAGCCAGCTCGATCGCGTGCGCCTCCATCTTCTGGCGTTTATGCTCATACTCCAAGCGGACTAACCACTCCCGTGCCTTGCTCAGACCATGCAGTCTTGCATAGCGCGCAAAGCCAAAAGTGGGTTCAACGTCTGGGTTCCACATAAGTCAAAAGCAGGAGTGGACCACCCGGCAGGGTAGAGAGAATGGTGAGGGTGAAGGGTTCCAAAAAACTCCAACACCTGCCGGGCAGTCACAGGGATTTAGGCAGCAGCCGTATTGATCTTACCATGCACGATCGGCAGGCGGTTACACAGAGCCGTGAAGGCATCCAGGTAACCTTGCTGGCCGCTACCGTCAGGAGACAAGTCAGTGCTTTGTGGAGCCTGATTGATCTTCAGTTCCAGCACGCTCATGTCCAGGAACAGCGCATGATCCAGCTCGCCTAAGCGGAGAGTCGGACTAGCCGTTGCTGTGGCCGCAGCCGAAATCACAAAGGTCGTCGCATTTGTGATGCTCACGATATGAGCGCCAGCAGGAATGCCAGAGCCATAGATGCGCATGAACTTTTGCAGACCAGCCGTGCTCGTCACCGTCACCGTCGTGCTGGTATTGACAGTCGCAGCACCAGCCAGGCTGGCCGCACCGCGCACACCATTGAGCAGCAAGGTCGGAATGATGTCCACCTTACCGAAACGGGTCTTGTATGAAGTGACCGCCTGCTCATACATCGTAGCTCCACCAGCGAACTGGAAGGAGCGGACCGGCACCGTGCTGCCAGCGGTTGAATGTTCCTTGAAGAACGAATCAAAGCGCGTGGCAAAGTCAGGCGTGCAGAAAGCCTTAGCGTCCACACCCGTCTTCTTGCTTTCAAACAAGCGCTGAATCATCAGGCTCATATCCGCTTCAGTGATGTCAGTCACCGCAGTTTTGGAAAGCACATTGTTTGCGGAAGGGCGGAAAGCCGCATCCACCGGAAGGTTCGGCTGAGCCCCGCTATCGATCGTGCGGCTGATCCCCCAGGAGAGATAAGCAGCCGAAGTGCTGCCAGTCTGAGCTTCCTGCTGGGAAAGGAAAGTAAGCTCCATGTCTTCTTTCATCGTCACCATCGCCTTCTCTTCAGACTCATTGTAAGCGTCTGTCACACCGGCAGGCTTCATCGTCACGCTCACACGTTTCGACACACCGTATTGCTCACGGAACTCTTGGACGATACCGCTGTGTTGCTTGCGGTCCTCCAGGAAATTGGTGACATTCGCGCGATCTACAGACGTGCCTTCAGCCAAGCCGCCAAGGCGACCAGGCTTATGCTTGTCCATCGCAAATTTGAACTCACTGTTCTCCGCAGCAGGGCCGCGAGGACAGGTCGAAGTGAACAGCGTTGCAGCAGCGTTGATCACTGCCAATTCATCGGAGAGGTCTTCATGCACCACAGGAAGGGTGCTCACATTAGTTTGGGCCATAAAAGTAGATTTCTAAAAGTTGGGGTTGTTGGTCATGCCGCAGACTGAGACTCGCGGCGTTCCCGCTTGATCCTCAGCATATCCCTCACAGCCGTGGGGTCGCCCCTCGCCGCTCTCGCCTTGGCAGAGCTCAGGGCAGCCTCAAAGTCATCGCCCTGGAAAGCAGACGGCATGGTGCCTGCGATTTCACGGGGCGGCTTTGCAGCCGGTTTAGTAGGAGCGGAGGCTGGAGCCATATCCGCAATCTGGGCCGGGCTATTCGCCCCGGCTGCCTTCTCCAAAGTCTTGCCTTTCGGCACAAGCACATACTGGCCACTCAGCGCCAGTTCAGCCACAGCCAGCTTCGCAGCCAGCGTCGGGCGATCGTGATCCCAGTCAGCCGACTGCGCTTTCTTATGCAGGCTTTCAAAGCCCTCAATCTTGCTCAGTCGCGTGATCAGACTCTTAGCCGATTCCTGGCTAGCACCGCGTTTCTTCAGCGCCTCACGCTGCTCATTCACATGCGTGATTGCTGTCGTAAAATTGTCCAGATCATCAGCCGTCAGATCCCGCACACTACCGTCCAGGAAAGTGAACTCTTTGTCCGCATAAGGGTCTAACATCATGCGTTGCAAATGTTTCAAGCCACGGTTAGCCAGATCCTCAATGTTGCTAAGCTGCGCCGTATCCGTCACCGCCGCATACCAGTTGTTTGATCTCGGTGCGCTGCGTGTAGTTTCCAACTCAGATTCCAGTTCAGCCAAGCGTGCTTCAGCCGCACTGATCTTATCAGCCGCCTCCTTCGCCACCTTCTCCGCCTCTTGAGTCCGGCGGCGGTAAGTGCTCGTCTTATGGTTCAGCTCTTTCAGCTTCTTCTTGCCTGCATCATCCAGGCCATCGATCTCCATATCCTCTTCAGGCAGGGCCACTAACTCAGACTCATCCTCAGCGCTCAGATCGATCACACCATCCGCCGCCTTAGCAGGCTTTGCAGACAGTTCAGCTTTCGCCTCAGGTTCAGCCTTAGCCGCACCCTTCTTGCGTTCCTCGATCACCTTGCGCGCAGCGTCCGGCATATTCTCCAGACGAGACTTCTGGCGCGGCGACAACTCCACCGGTGCCACCTCGACACCTGCATCAGTGGCAGGCGTCATCTCTGTGACAGGAGCGGTTTCAGCGGAATCATCAGGCATGGCACATAGTTCACCACGCCACAAAGACCCCTGCAAAAACTGTATCTGTAAATCTCTTTGGTGGATACAGGGGTAATACTGGAAATCAGCCAGAAAACCCCACCTCCACCTCATTTCTCCACACTCACCACGATCCCGTGCAGCAGCGCCAAAAACTCATTCAAGCCATACGCCTGCCCCGCCTCATGTTGCGTCGCTCCCGGCTGAATCGCTTGCCGTTGAGTTCGTGCCGTCCGCTGTTCCAGCAGCTCGATGAAAGCCTTTACCCCTGGCTCATTCCAGTGCTTACGCACCATCTCACGCAGCTTCCCAGCGCGTAACAAACTTTCACGTTCATTCACATGAATCACCTCTTGGCAACCATGCAGCGGGTAAACAATCACAGGTGGCGCTCTCATACTTCAGTCATCTCAGGTTCAGGGTTCGGGATCGCTTCTAGTTGCGCTAGGAACTGCTCAATCTCATTCGGAGGCGCTAGCGGACTAGCACCCTGGCTGCGCCCAATCTGCGCATTCTCCCCGTATTGATTGTCCAGATCCATGAGCTGCCGCATCCGCGCCACAAACACCTCACGGTATTGCGGAATCGTTTGCAGCATCTGCATGCGCGCCGGGCTCTTCATCAGCTCATCCATCATCGTCTTAGCCTTGCCAGCATAGTCCTCACCGCTAGGCGCAGGCTCCTCACCATCGCCACCGCTGAAGATGCTGTCCATGATCTGGCGTGCCTCCTTAGAAGCATCCGCAGACGCAGCCGTATCAGGCATGATCGCTGCCGCAGCCAGTGACGGATCCAGCACACTAAAGCCAAACTCCAGCAGCGGCCCCGTCTTGATCTGGCCATTACGGTCCAGCGGTAACAACAAGTCTTTCACGAATGTCAGCAGCTCCTTGGTCCACTCTACATCCAGCGCACGCACATCAAACTTCATCACAAAGTCGTAGCTCCCGCGCACATCATCCGGGCTCGCATTGAACACATTTTGCGTCCCCGTAATCCGCGCACCCGTCAGCACCGGCATGTATTGCTGCACCAGAATCGCCGTCAGCCGCAGCGCCTGAGAAATGCCCATTAGATACCAGTCCATATCACTCTGGCCCATCATCATCGAAATACTATCCGGCACCTCATTACTCGGCACCCCATAAAGCTGATTCACAAAGCCACGAATCGTCCGCTCGATCTCCACACTTCGGCCATCTGGCGAAGGCAATTGGAAAGCCTGCACACCGCCACTGCGCCACTGCTCAATGTAAGCCCCAGGGTGAATCCGCGTCCCGCGCAGTTCCGGTGGCCCCGTCCATGGCGGCACCGTGCTCAGGCTTGCCCCATCCGTCCGGCTGTTCCACTGCGCCTCGATCGCCTGTTGCGGCGCGCGCGTGTAGTCCGGCAAGCTTCGGTTGGCTAACAACAAGCGTTCATCCATCTCATGCGTGAATGCCACGAACGGGTAGCTCCCGCTCCAGTATTCTAGCAGCTCACGTTTGCCCACCAGCTTCGGCACATCCGCGTGCAGCACCGTATGGTAAGTCCCGCGCAGCCCATCAGGCGTGCTGCTCCGGTCCCACAGCTCAATGATCTGCACCAGGTTGCGCTCACTCTCACCTGACAGGCGACTGCTCACATTCCAGCCCACACCCGCACCGCCCATGATCCAGCCGCGCGCCTTATTCGTCTCCGTAAACATCGCCGCACGGCCACGTTTCTTCTCCACCTCAGCCACCCACTTTGGATCCCAGCCAAGCTCTTGCGCCTGCTCGCGCAGCTGCTGCACACTCAGCCACTTCGTCCGTGCGATCCAGCGTGCGCTGTCCAGGTTATCTTCAAACTCAGTCTCGGCAGGATAGAACACATCCACGAACGGTTGCAGAGCCTCCCACACCGGATGATCCGCTTTGATCACGCTCGTAATGTAGCGCACGCTCTCTGCTCCTTTACGGAACTCACGCACCACACGCAGCGCCTCCTTCTTGCCTTCCGCACCACGGTCCCGCAGGCCCGTATCAAAAATCAGCATCAGCTCCGCCACGCTGCCCTCTTCGGCCTTATTCATCACCCGCTCCTCAAAGTCTTGCTGAGTGCTCGTTGCGATGATCTCCTCCACATCCGGCGTGATCTCTAGGCCCGCAGCGCCCGCTTCTTGCAGACCCTGCTCCATCGCCAGTTGGATCAGCTGTTGCCTTGTTACCGTCCGTGCCTCCACCGCACGCTCACGCTTCCAGCACACATACATCAGGCTGTGCCCGTAGCGGTCCGCCCACGATCCCGCACGCGTCCCATGCACCGGCATCATGCTCGCCATCGGTCCGCTCAGGTAATACATCATCACCAATCTTAGCGACTGCGCCCGTGCCGCATCTGTGCCCTCCATCGGCCGCACCGAAAACGTCCCACGTTTCAGCGCCGCTAGGCGCATCGCCGTCCGCAGCTTGATAAGCCATTGCGTCAGATACACATCATGATCCGCAGCACCATCCCAGGGCGTCGCCTCTTCTTTGGCCGTATCATGCTTTCGCCCGGTGCCATCCTTGCCAGGTCGATCACACAAGCGAGTCTTCTCGGCTTGGGCCATCCGGCGGATGAATGCTCCCGCATCCGTCAGTGCAGCCTGCATCTCAGCGATCACATCGGAGACAGCAAAGCCATTCATCGGCTGCTGAGGCAGCGTTGTTTCAGGTAGGCGTTCAGCCATGAGTGTTCATAAAAAATCACCCTCACCATTCCCTTCAGTGGCGAGAATGGCAGACCTTTCCACATTGTCAACAGCATCAATAGCCACCCCACTTCCGCGCCTGAGTGATGCGCGGCTCCACATAACGCGGCTCATCCCGCAGGAAATAATGCGCACAGTCCACCGGATCCTTGCACGCACCCGCCCCACCATCCGCACCCGTCCAGCTCGTCAGGCTAAACCAAGTATTCGCGCAGCCGCGCTCTGCAATCCCCTTGTCAGGGTCCGGCGGTTCATAGCGCACCATCAGCTTCGGCACATTCAGCGGTCCCAGTGGCCGCTTCGTATCATAGCCCAGCGCATTGTTGATCAGAGTAATGCCGGCCACATTGTCGCTGTTACTGTTCGCATTGATATTGATCTGCTTCCCGCTCGCATCATCAAAGCGCAGCCCCACCTTGTGGAACTCCTTCGCAATCGTCGTCCCATGACTCTCCACATTCCCAGCACGAGAGTCCAGGATCCGTCGAAACACCGTGATCCCTGTCCCATCCCCGCGCAGCTCCACCTCCCGTCCCAGCTCCACTTCCACACGCACGATCTCTTCTGCCATCTGCGCATACGTTAGCCCCCACGGCTCCTGGGCAGGTCCACGATCCCCATCCTTCTTCCGCGTCTTCGTGCTCACCACCGCCCACGGCCCCGGCTGACCCACACCAGGAATGTAATCATCCTGCTGCGGCCATTCCCGTTCCAGAATCTTCCGGCCATCCTCGTAGCACGCCCACCATTGCAGAAAAGCGTTACGACCACTCGCAGGATCCAGCACATTCCACCACGTCACCTTTGGTTCCACCTTAGGCCGCTCACAAAACGGCACCGCATGGGCCTCTAAGCTCACCAGAGGAAACGCCGCATCCCGCACCTTCGTCGGTATCCCATGACCACGCTCCAGCATCTTCGCAATGCTCGCTCGCTTCGTCCCAAACTCCTCACGCAGCGTCTCATAATTTCCCGCCGGGTAACAGCACCACTTCGTTGGAAAATACACAATCCGCTTCGTCGGATCCGCCCCATTCTCCATCAGCGGAATTACTTTCTGGCCCACCACTCGACCCTCAACCGATTGATCCCAGAACGCCGCCTCCACCACCTCCGGTCCCCTCTTCCCCTCCACCTCACGCAGGCACACCAGCTCCGTCTCCATTGTCTCCATCACCTTTGGAGTCGCCCCGCGAAAATAACTCACCGTCGGACCATAACCACTGATCGGCGTGAACCCCACCAGCAGCGTCCCCGCACGGCGCACCAGACGATACTCCGCCGCCTCCAGCCAGTTCAGCCCCACCTCCTCATCTGCCAGCACCAGGTCAAGCTCCAAGCCTTCCAGCGCCTTCGGATTTCCATCCTCATAAAACATGAACGTGCAGCGCGAACCATTCGGCAGGATGAACTTATTCTCAGAGAACCCCATCTTCTCCGTGTAAGAAATGCTGCCCGTGATCCCGCTCTTCGCCTTCCCCGTAATCTCCGGCCTCCACTCCACCGGCAGGTTCCAAAACATCCGGCTCATCATCACCTCGCGCGCCCAGTTCTCAGACGGGCACAGCCCCACCACCCGGTAATCCTTATGCTTCACCATCTGCTGGATCGCATACCACGGCATGAACTCCGACTTGCTTGAGCCATTCCCTCCCATGCACAGAATCTTCGGGATCCACCGCTGATTCAGCCGCTTCACCGCATTGACGCTATCCACCGCCCGCTTCCAGCCACCGCCAAGCTCACGCGAAAGCCCAGGATCACCCCGCCACCCGTAATTGTATCGATCACTCGTTTCCAGCTCCAGCTCTTGATGTCGCCCCTGACCCCAAGCAATCACATCTGCCGATTCCCCCGCCTCGATCATTCCCCACAAGTCTTTGATCGGCAGCAGCCGCAATCGTGGGTGCCGTTCCAGCGCCCGTTCAGCCCGTGCCTCCACAAACGTCTCATCCAGCATCAGCGCCCGGTCACGCCACAGCGCCATCTCCCGCAGCTCCGCCATCGCCTCCGGCAGCAAAGTCCCATCCACACCCCGCCTCTTCAGCAGCTCCTCCACCTTCACCACATCCAGTGGCAAAATACGCGGATGCGGCTCCGAATGCTTCAGTAACAGTTGTTTCTCAAGAGTCATAATTCTGGCAGGTCAGTTATTTTGTATCAAGCGGATGGCGTGAAGATTCATTTTTGTTTCTGTTCGACAATGTTCGGCTTCCGGCACCACACCAGCCCGCAGAGTTCAAGCCCGCAGGTTGCTCGGATTGTTTTACCGCAGTGGTCGCATTCCGCTTCAATGCCTTCCTCCGTGCGGCGCATTAGGCTGGCCCCTGAGTGGTCACAGGGATAGACTACGTGCCCAATGATCGCGCACCGAAAAAGCCGAACAAGACGATGGACGACGACCCCCACAGCGTCTTGTAGCATTTGGCGTTTTGGCTTTGGTTGAGTATTCGGATTGGTCACATCATTTCCTTTCGTTGTGGGGGCTCGTCATCTCATCGTTGGGCAAACGGCGATAAATCGTCATCACCACTCCCGGCCACCAGCTTTGCCCCACGAACTCCCATCCTGCTATTTTCCGCGCATGGTTGCCCGACATGAGCATGTATTCGCCATCGGGGAAGGCCGCGGTCGATATTGCCGACAACTCACGCACCACGTCCGCGCCGCCAGTCACGCCCGTTTCGGCGTCTCCGGCAAATTGGGACTCTTTCAGCGTGGCCAAAAGGCGTTCCGTGTATTTTGCGCGGAGCCATGCGTCGCTTACCCTCGTTTCGTTTTGAGTGCAGCCCGTCAAAAAGACGACGGAGCCCAACAAGGCGATGGAGAGGAACACGGCTACTTGCCGCGAGTTCGGTGTGTGGTGGTTTTTCATAGGTCAGAGTGTTTGCGAGGGCCGTTCTCAGCCGTGTCCCTCATCTTTACGTTCGGCAGACACTTGCAGCGTTCGAGTTTCATACCCAAAACTTCAGCAGCATCCATGATCCTTACGGTTTGCCCTCGCATTCTTAGCGCCCTTTCATTTGCGCAAGTCGCATCCAGGTCAAACGCCGTGACAGCGAGGCACTTCTTGCAATGCCGAACAAGGGCACTGCTGCCAACCTTCGGGGCGGATGTAGTCGATTCTGTTTTCATGGCTTTTTCGCCGCCCCTTCGGTCGGCAGAATTTAATCGTTATGCCTCCAGATGCGCACATCTTTCCCCGTCGCCTCGCACAGTGATTTCATCCACCGTTTCGAGAATTCGCGCATCACGGTTTTGCCGCAGGAGTTGCATCGGTATTTACTCATCGGCTTTAGCGTCGAGAGCGATTTGCACAATGCGCTCCGCCTCTTGGTAAGCGGCTTCGATTGTTTCAATAACAGTTGTTTTTCCAGAGTCATCGTTAGTTAGGTCAAAAGTTTCCTCCGCTGTTGTTACGCCGGGAGGCAGCGCCGTAGGCTTATGTCTTCTACAGTCCCTTCACCATCGGAGCGTCCCCCTGTGAAGTCGCAATACTAGGTTCTAAAGCAAGCGATTGTCTGGCGTTGATATTCTGAGGTTTTCATCACGGTGAAATTCAACATAGTGAGATGCCAGCATGATCGCGGTTTCTTCATCGTCGGCCTCATCGAGCGTATCCCACACCCCGCATTCGCGGAACTCGATCACCCAACGGGGTGAACAATGAGCCTGGAGACAGTGCTTTGGAACTTCAGCGGCCATATCAAAGTCTAAGGTTTGCGTGTCTTATCCTGGACGTTCAAAACAGCATCCACCTGCTTCAGCCAATCGGCTCCAGCAGGCAGCAGGTAATACAGCCCCTCATCCTTCCGCAGCTCAGCAAAGCCGTGCCGGATCATCTGACCCAAAAATTTCAGCGTGCTCGTTGCCGCAGACCCGCCTCGGTTGCGTGGCAGCAGCGGCTCAGGCTCAGCCTGTAGCTTCCGCATCTCAGCCACACCTTCAATGCCCAAGCCTGCTCGATACAGCCCATGCTCCTGCATAAACCGTGAAAATCTTGATGATTCAGTCGTCTTCATAGTTGTTAGGTTTCTAAATTTATTGCAGGGCATATTGTTTGCGGGGGGTCATCATGGCTTCACCTCCCTTGAGGCAATTATTCTGTCGGCAAAAATCCAAATATCCTCAACGCAAAAGCTTTTATCTTTTGCCGCTAACATTCCAGCCAAAGCCTGTCCTGCGAACCAGTCGCGGAGGGACATGCCATTGTAATTTTTATCAGCATTATACCCAAGGTTTGGGAAGGCTGGTCCGCCGTCGTTTATTTGTTCTGGTGTGTTCATGGTTGTGTGTGCAGGAAGTTTTGGAGGTCTTCGTATAGCTCAATTCCTGTTCGCCCAAACGGAATGTCATCGCCAGAAGATGGAGTCTCACCAAAGACCTCATCCATCGTCTCCTTGCCCGTCGCATTTCCCACTCCAGGACGCGGAGCCGGTGCCGCCTCACGCGCACCCCCACCTGCTGCACCCCGTGACTCACCGCAGAACTCCCAATGCTCTACAATATTCAGTGTCTTGCTGCGTGACTTCTGGGTTGCCTTATCGATCCAGAGCTCCTGTGCTTGGCGGCCATGAATCAATATCGGTCTCCCCTTCACAAAATGCTGCCCAATAGATTCACCGGACTTCCCCCAGCATCGGCATTCATGAAACGTCACCTCCTCCTTTTTCTGACCGCTCTCATCGATCCATCGGCGGTTCGTTGCCATCGCAAATTCACAGATAGCCGTCCCCTTAGGCGTGTATTTCACCTCAGGATTCCGCGTCAAATTGCCTTTCAGTATAATCGTATTCATCGTTGTTTGTTCGTTGGTTAGTTTGGTTAATCTTCAAAAACACTGTCCATTTCCATGCGCGCCTTACTCACAGAGTGGCTCGACTTCTCCCGCTTCGGCGTGTGCGTCGAATAACTGCCCATCTGCCAATCCAGCGGGTTCGTGCTGTTCAGACTCGGCATCCGCGTCGCAAACTTTGTGAATTCTTTCACATACCGCACTTGCAGTTCGGGCGTCGGACCACGGCGGTTCTTCCGCACAAATAGCATCGCCTTCTCCTCGTAGTCCTGCCGGGCAAAGCCACCGCTCTCCTCATCATACTTCAACCCATCCGACCACAGCGCAGGGCTGCGACCACGGCGTGGCTCAATCTGCGACTGCCAAGCCTTCTGCTTATCCTCAGCCAGTCGATGCCACTTCACATACTCATCCTCGCGGTGAATGAAGATGCAGTGATCCGCATACTGCTCAATCGCCGCGCTTCCTGCAAGATCCGCCAGCACCGGCGGCTTACCAGGGTTCTTGTCACTCTCACGATTCATCTGCACCAGCAGAAAGATCCCCAGCTTATGCTCCTTCTTCAGGTATTGCAGCGTCTCCATCACCTCCACCAGCCGCATCCGCTCATCCGCCTGCGCCCGGTAATCCGCCGACTTCACCAAGTGCAAATGGTCCACCATGATCCACCTGATCCCATGCCGCCGCTTTGCCAACTGCACCTGAGCCCGAAGGTCAGCCGTGCTCACCGCAGACGATGCACACACCAGCAGCGGCGACGCCCTTAACTTTTTCGACTGCGTAGCAATCGCGTCATGGTCCCCGCGTGAAAAGTGCCCCGTCACCGCCTTACTCGTATCCACACCCGCAGGCCCAAGCACCAACCGCGTGTAAAGCTGGTTACTGCTCATCTCGATGCTGAAGATCAAGCCTGGCACATTCTGATCCACCGCCAAATGGCTAGCGATCGTCCCTGCCATCGCCGTCTTCCCCATCGCCGGTCGTCCAGCGATCACACAAATTTCACCTTCACCGTCATCGATGCCGTGCAGCGTCTGATCGATCTCATGAATGCCCGTCGTTAAGCCAAGAACCTTGCCGCGATTATCGATCGTCCGTTGCAAATGATCCACCCAAGCATCCACACCCGCCTGCGCAATAATCGCCCCCTCACGGCTCTCACCCAGAGCAGCCGACCTCTCCACTAGGCTAAAGATCCGTGACTCCGCCTGGGTAATCATCTCCACCACATCCACCGGCCCAGCCTCGCCAATCCTCTGCGCCGCATCCACCGTCTTAGCAGACTCATGGATCAACTGCCTCAGCAGCCACTTATCCTGCACCACCTTGACGTAATGCGCCGCATTACGCGCCGAAGGCACAAACGTGTAAATGTCCATGATCCCCGCCGCCCCGCCGCATCGCTCCAGCAGCTCCTTACCTTTCAGAACCTCACCGATCAACACCGGATCCAGCGGCTTATTACCATCCACCAGGCTCAGCATCTCCGCATAAATCGTCCGGTTCCCCTCATGGTAAAACGCATCAGGCGTCAGCTTACCACGCACCTCCAGCACCCAGCGCTCAGGATCCTGCATCATCGCAGACAGCACACCCTTCTCCGCCTCATCAGAAAACGGCAGCGCCTTATTCACCCCCGCCAGCAGCTCCTCAGCCCCAGCCTCCTCAAACCGCTTCCGGCCATACACAGACTCACTCATGGCTGCTCTCCTTTCGCGGCTGAGATAAAAAGGTTACGGACAATCTGAGTCGAAGTCCAACTCGACCAGTAGGCGGATTCGATAGCTTCGTCATTAACTTCCAATAACCGCTTAACCGCATCTTGAAGCTGTTGCTCAAGCCTATTGTGAGCATCGCGCAGCGCCAGCACAACCGCGTCATACTCTCGCTTCTCCACGTATTCGACGAGCTTATCCCCGTCCATCTGAAGGTAAGTTTTCATACCAGCTCGCCCCCCTTCTCTTTTCGGCTATCCAGCCAAGCGCGCACCTGTCGCTGGTCCGCCTGTGGCATCAACTCCCAGGCAGCATAAACCTCCTGCCAGTCATCCCCCCAAAGCTCGACCATCGCCAGCTCCCAGCCGTCTGGAGCCCCCGTCCCCCGGCTCTCAGGAACATCCGCCAGCGCCGCCTCTTTTTCTTTTTTTTGCCAGCTCAAACCTTGCAATGAACTCATGGGGTTCGTGATCTTCTCCGTGAACAACCCTGCCCAGTTGTTCGACATCGAAGCCTCCACACTGGCAGCGACCTGTTCTGGGCTGAACCGGAGTTGTTGCGTCAGCAGAGCTTGCCAACCAATCGGCAGATACCCCTTCCTCTGCTCCAGCTTGTAATCAAACCAACGCCTCAATGGCATTCGGTAAGCCTCAGACACCTCATCAGAAAAGAATGGCTCTGCCAACCTGCCTGACTTCCCCCGGTCACGGGGGGTAGGGGGTATGGATAAGGATAAGGATATAGGATTACGGAGTGCGCGCGTGCGAGGCATAGCGTCTGCATGTCGTTCGCTTTGCGTTGGCATTGCATCCGCTATGCGTTCGCATTGCGTTCGCATTGCGGACGAATCCCAGCGGGATAGTGCTGCCTCCTTTGCCTTGCCTCTTTTTTCATGAGCCTTAAACAGTTCATGCTCAATGCGTTTCTGCACATATCCCTCAGGGGTTTCCTGAAAGAATTGCTCGATCACGCTTAGCACGGCGTGCTGTTCGTCCTTCGTAAAGGCTGCGCACAAGCGAAACAGCATCTTCTCATCAGTTGGCAGTGCGCGTTCAGTGCTGTAACACCAATCCATCAGCACATTGTAAGCTCCGTGTTCAGTTAAACTTAGCTGCCGCGTGTCTTTGGCATAGTCTCCGAGATGGCGAGTGTAAGTGTGCATTAGCGTTGCCCCTCCTTCATTTGGGCCATTTCCGTCGTAGCCTCTAGGCACAGCTCAAAAGCCTGTTTCAGCACAGCCAAGCCCTTCGCCGCGTTACGGCGACCAGACACAAATTTCACATGCTGATCCTGGCGCTGATCAACCCGCAAGATAGGCCACAGAGTATTGCCTTCTCTGACCTCGCAGACATACACAGCCAGCTCAGTAGGCAGTTCACTTTTTGATTTTAATTCGTTCATAGTAGATTCGTTAATCGATGTCATTGGCTGCCAATTTCTTGCCGTCCCGCAGCACTCGGCTTGTTGCGTCTGTCGTTGGTTTGTGTTGCCGTGCCTCCGCCTGATTCACCTCCAGCGTCAGGCTCAGCAGATGCATTTGCGCCTCCATCAGCTCATCCCCAGGCACCACACCGCGCAGCTCAGTGAGATGCCCACGGATTACACCCGCCTGCCTGCGGATCGCCTCACAGCGTTCAGAGACCGACATCGTGATGCCCCCCTTTTTTTTGCTTGGTCCGGATATTCAGAGCCTCCTCGCTTATCAAGCGCGCCAGCTTGTCCGCCTCCTCAAACGATGAAGCCCTAACTGTAGAGCCAGCTATCCGCAGAATCAGCGCCTCATACCGCTCCAGATCCATGGTAATCTCAAGGATAGGCCGTTGCCAAGTCCTGGGCACAAAGCACTCAGGACACTCCTTCTCTTGGCAGTCAATCCCATTGGAAAGCCTGCAATGTGGACAAATCAGTTCTGACATAGTTGGTTGGTTTCTATTTGAAAATCGTTAAGCCGCCGCCCGTGCATATTTGAAGACCGTGCCTTCATCCGTCGGCATGCATTCCAGCAGCACCGGAAGAGTGAATTGAGCAGGCGTCACGCCCCGCCCCAGCAAGTGGATGAAGCACACCTGCCCAGAACTCTGGACCCGCCCTATCAAGGTGCGCCCCCGCTCTGAGTAATCCGCGCGAGCAATCGCCCACACCGCAGCAGCAGCCGCCGCCGCCCCCTCTTTTTTTTTTTCGTGTAGCCCGCCTTGGAGCCGATCGCAGAATGGAATCAATGGTCATAAAATTTCATCTTGGTTAAAGGATATAGATGCAGCCACCGGCGCAGGCCCACGCCCCCCCCCTCCCCCTGTCAAAGCAGCGTCACCCGTAGCCAGTCCAGCCGCCGCCGCGCCCTGCTCAGTGTCTCCTAGAGTGTCACGCGTCAACTTAACAACCTCATAATCAGCAGATTGACACCTTGACACAGTGGCTTGCACATCCAGTGCCCCCAGATCCGACCCCGCGCCGAGCGCCTCCGCAGCCAATGGTGAGATTTCCCGCGCCTCACAATCTATTTGCCGCGCCTTTTGGGCTAGGCGTTCGGCCATCGCGTTAGCGTCCACATGCACCACCACCGCGCCCATAATGCTTGTGGCTTGGCCCCTCATGAGGTTGCTAGTCTCCGCTAACATCTTGGCAGTTCCGGCCGCTTGATACGCATCGTCGCAGCTGTCAGCTAATTCAAGCGCGCGCTCTGCGTAAACTTCCGCACCCAGCAACATGGCATCCGCCAGCGCCGCCTTCCGCGTTGCTACTTCTAAACGCTCACGCCGGGCAATTGCCAAGACTGTGTGAGTGCCGAGGCCCCACATCTTCATGCAGTAACGCACCGACTTGCCAGCCGCTAGCGCCTGCAAAAGATCATCATAAACGCGCCGGTCCCGCTCGTAAAGCAGCTGCCCGGTACAGCGTTTGGTCAGTCGTGCCTCAGCTTCTAGCGGATGCTCCCCCAGATCCAGCAGCAGCCCTTGTGCCGCCTCGCCAGCAAGTAGGCTCTCATCACGTTTGGCCTTGCGTTTCATAGGCTATAGGCTCAGCCACCTCCTCAGCTCGCTTTCAGGAATCAGGACCGAGGCACTTTTAGCCGTGCCTATCTTCACCTTCCGCATACGGCCCGACTTGATCCAGTCGCGCACCGTGTCCGCGGTTTTGTCCAGCAGGCCGGCCACAGTCTCCGGCGAATAATGCGGCTCAATCCTTCGGCCACAAAATAAAAAAAGAGAGCGCCCGCTAATCTGCCACTCACCGCGCAGCAGCTCCGCACCAGGCAGCAGGCCCACAGCGCACCAACGGTCAACGATCGCGCGCGGAGTGTCCAGCAGTGCGGCCACCTCAGCCGCTGACCAGGTGCCACGGCGCAGCAGGTCCGTTAGGTCCATTTGTGAGTCAGTTTTAGCCATAGCAAAAAAAGAAAAAGGGCCGCGCTTCAGTGGCCCACTTGGGCGAGCCGCTCACCCGCGCAAAGGTCACGGTATTCGCGCCAGGCGTCGGGCGTCATGAGATGCATGGCACCACCCAGCCCAGCACCGCCCACAGGCAGCGAGCCATCGGGCAGAGGCCACCCGGCCGCAGCCTGGAAGCCAGCCGCTAAAAAAAGAGACGCCGCCGATATGTACGTCAGCTCAGAGACAGGCGCGGAGATCATAGGACGGCAAAAACGACAAAGATCAGCGCCAGCATTAGCCCGCCCATTAGGGCCCGGTGCAGCTCTAGCAGAGCAGCCGCGCGCAGCTCACGCGCAGCCCTCAGGCGTTTAGCTCTGGGACTCTCAGCCCGTAGCCGCGCATAAAAGGCCGCTGCACGGTCAGTCACTCGATCATTGCCGTAGATCATGGCCGCACCTCCTCGGCGCTTGCCGTGCTTGCGTTTGCCAATTGCTCCGAAAGCTGAAGCACCCATTCACGAACCAGGATTGAAACAGGCTTGCCAGTGCGCACGCTCTCGCGTTGCAAGGCCGCCCTGCGTTCTTCTGGCAGATTCAATTCTTCTAGGATTGTCGTTCTCATAGTTTGATGTAACATCAAATCAATATTTGATGATTCATCAATCGTCAAACTAAAACTTGATGATTCATCAAATCTCGCCAAAATTAGCCAATGACAAAGGACGAACTCAAAAACTGGCTAGCCAATAACCAGAAAGACCGCGCATGGCTTGCCCAGGAAATCGGCGTCAGTAAAGGCACTGTAGATCAATGGTTTTCTAAAGGGTTTCCAGAATGGGCCATCATGGCTATTAAACGCATGAGAGAGCAGCCGCTAGACGATGCAGGCCTTGATGTAGCATTCACCGCCGCAGAATTTGAGCTAATCGAGGCCGCGCGCATCTTGTCCGCGCACCCCACCCGTAGCGCCTTTTATCACACAGCAATCATGCAATTCACCGATGAAATTCTAGAGCGCGAAGCCGACCCAAAGACCAAAGCCTCATCCGTGAAAACGGGGCCGTTCATCTTAGGCTATGGCAGCCAGAAAGCAGGCGCATAAAATCGGCCCCCGCCACGAATATTATTCGCGGCCCATGGTAAAACAGCCCCACCCTAGCACGCTGGAACCCTTATAAAATAAGGCCCCCAGAACAAAATAACCTTTCATCATAAATAATTGTTGTATCACAACAATTATATAATAAGATCCATTCACGCCGCTATCACCGGCACCAAACAAAAAAACCCCGAATCCACACCATGAAAACCAGCACACGCAAGCCAGCCACCGAAGAGCAAAAAGCCGCCGCCAAAGAGCGCCGCGCAGAGATCGCTAAAATGATGGGCACCATCAAAGCCATGCCCACAGAAAAGCGTATTTTACTAGCCGCCCGCTTTGGCATTCGCAACGCAGAGGGCCGCGAGCTCTCCGTTTATAATCAATGCTTACTCATCGCCCAGAACGACAAGACAACCATCGTCGGCGGTTTCCAGCAATGGAAAAAGCTCGGCCGCAGCGTTAAGAAAGGCAGCCGCGCCCTTGCAATCTGGGTGCCATGCAGCCGCAAAGCCGAAGGCGCGGGCGGTTCGTCCATCATCCCACATGGCGTCGATCCTTCCGACCTAGACGAAAGCTTTTTCGTCTTGGGTAACGTGTTCGACATCGCCCAGACCGAGACCGAAGCCGAAAAGTTAGCCCGCGAAGGAGACGAAGCCCTAGAAGCCGCCGCCCGTCCACGCCTCCCCACCTCCGAGGCCCTAGACATAGAGGCCGCCGAAGTCATCACCGCCCCCGCACCTCTCACCCTCTCAGAATCCCGCCAGTCTCAGGAATTAAGCCCAGCCGAGCGCGGCGAATCCTTCACCGTTCCGCAATGGATCCAGGCCCCAGAGCGCGAAGGCTGGCAGGAAACCACCGGCCGCGCCAAAGGTGGTCGGATCATCTTTCAGCGCGGCACCGATTACGCCACCTATGACGCCGCCGCCGATCAAATGGACCTTATGCCCGCCGCCCTCACCATTTGGGACGTAGAAGCACCCGCACCAGGTCAGCAGCTCTTAATCAGTCCCCCGCGTAAGCCCGCCGCCGTAGTCGCTGAAAAAGCACCGGAAACAATGCCCACCGAGCAAGACGAATTCATGCTTTTAGCCGCCTAATCCAAAACCCCGCGCGGGAGGTTCTACCCCTCCCGCTTTCACCTCTTTAATTCTATGAAAACGATGCTTTCAAAATACCCCGGCACCTGCGCCAGTTGCTCAAATTCATTCAAAAAAGGCGAGCTTATAGCCTGGAGTCGTGCCAGTGGTGCCCGTCATCCTAAGTGCGCCGGGATATACATCCCACAAAGCCCGCAAGACATGCGCGCCCCTTGCTGGATATGCGGAGATACTAGCGGCAAATTTCGCAATTACGGAGCCGCCACGCCCGTCTATTGCGACCAATGCCACGCCGCAAAGCCGCCCGCAAAAAGGCAAGCCACCGCGCCAGACTTCAGCGACCTAGCTTATGAAGATCAATGCGCCGCCGCCTGCGGCTTTGGACTCTAATCATTCACACCTCACCCATTCCCCGTCATGAATACCGCCCAATTTCTCCGCCACAAAGTCACCGGCATCAAACACCTACGCCTTGCCAGCGGCACCATCATTCCAGTCTCAGACCTGCCCCGCCTTGCTGGCAATGATGCCGACCTTCTCACCATATCCGTGAAGTGTGAAACGTGCGAAACGTGGCACCCCTGCCACACCATGCACCCGCACCCCACCGGCCTAGAATGCCGCGCTTGTCGTCTCAGCGCCACCGCCACCGCCAGCCCAGAAAGCCAGCACGCCGCTGCCATGCGTAAAGCCGCCGCCCTGCTACGCCTCGCCCAGTCAGATAATCCCCATGAAGCCGCCTTGGCAGCCTCCCGCGCTCAAGAGATTATTGATCGTTACAAGCTCAATCTTGCCACCCTAGACGCCACCCCCAGCGCCGAGCCTCCCGAAGAAATCCGCAACTTCAAAAACGACCCACTCAGCGAAGGCGGCACCTGGAAAGCCCTGCTTGCTCAGGCCGTCGCAGGCGTCAATCAATGCCAGGCATACACCAGTGGCGGCAATATCTGCCTAGTAGGCCGCCCCTCAGACGTGGCCATTATTCGCCCATTCTTCGCCTATCTATCCAGCGAAATAGAGCGCCTAGCCTCCCGGCACTGCAAGGGCAACTCTCGCACCTACTGGAACAACTTCAGGCTCGGAGCCGTTGAAACCATCGCTCAGCGGCTCAAAGCCTCCCTAGCCGCCACCGTTGAGACCGTCAAAGCCGAAGCCCTCGCCGCAGGCAATCAGAGCGCCCTTGTAATCGTTGAAAACTCCCTCGCCCTCATTGAAAAGCGCAAGCAGGAAGTCAGCACCTGGACCCGCCAAAACATGCAGCTACGCAGCCGCACCAGCCGCAGCAGTTACAACGACACAGCCCGCAGCGCAGGCCGCGCCGCCGGTCAAAGCGTCAACTTAAACCGCAGCGCCGGAGCCCTCAACAGCACCCGCCGCGCCCTCGCCTAACCCAAAGCCCCGCGCGGGAGGTTCTACCCCTCCCGTCCTTATATAACCCCTGCACCTATTCAAACCAATATGATAACCACCGAAAACACCGCCGCCCAATTCGCCCGCCAGAAATCCACCGGCATAAAATTCTATCTGCCCGAAGGCCTAGCCGCTAAAATGCGGATTCCAGTTTCAACGCTTAACCAATACGCCGCCGACAGTTACGGCACCGTTCCCGTCCAGTGTGAAACATGCACAAGCATTCAGCCCGCCCGCCAGATGCACCCGCACACCACCGGCTTACAGTGCCACACCTGCAAGCACGGCACCACCCGCCACCTCGTGAAAGAAGTCGCAGGCACCGCCCACGACTTCGAGTTTTATCCCACCAGCGCGCCAATGATTGCCGCCATGATCCAGCACGCCCGCCGCTGCATCGCAGAGGATTACACCAGCATTGAAAGCGCCTTAGACATCGGAGCCGGAAGCGGGAAAATTCTCCTAGCCCTCCGCGACGATGAAAAGCTCAGCGTTTCCAGCCTCTACGCCATAGAAAAAAGTTTGCCCTTACTTCAGGCCCTCCCCCCTGACATCATGATCATAGGCACCGAGCTTCAGGAGCAATCACTGCTTTCAAAACCCGCCGACCTCACCTTTTCAAATCCCCCATATTCCCAGTTTGAA